CACCGATGAAGTGGTTACCAGGGCCATTTAATTTACGCCAGAAGGTTATTTGGCGGCGGCCGGGATCGGTGACTCAAAATGCAAGGATGTTCTTGCCTTCCGATGAACGAATTTTTTGGATGTATAAAGGCGACGATTTTACGTTTGACGATTCTACCGAGATTTAAAACCTGGTCGACGGTCTGGGACATTCCGCCAAAAGCCAATCTCGATCATGCGGTCGCTTTTCCGGTTGAAATTCCGCTTCGATGCATAAAGGCGACGTCCAAGGTAGATGACGAAATATTTGACCCGTTCGTCGGTTCCGGCACCACGATCATTGCCGGCGAGATGACGGCGCGGGCCGTGCATGCGATTGAGTTGTTGCCGGCCTATGTCGATGTCTGCGTCAAGCGCTGGCAGGCGTTTACCGGCAAGCTGGCGCAGCTCGAGGGCGGCGGAACATTTGAGGAAATCGAGAAGGCACGTCACAGCGAATGGAATGCAATGTGGAGCAAGCCTTTTGATAGGCCGGACCTGCTAGGCAATGGCGACGCGCGGACAACAATATCAACCGACTGATAAGGACCGCAATCTGGTCAAGACGCTATCCGGTATCGGCCTGCCGCAGCACGATATCTGCGCTATTTTGAATATCACCAAGCCGACGCTACACAAGTTCTATCGCGTGGAGATCGATCTCGGACTGGCTGAGGCCAACGCCAAAATCGCCAAGACGCTGTTTGATATGGCGACTGGCGGCAATGTCGGCGCCGCGATCTTCTGGGCCAAGGCCCGCATGGGCTGGCGCGAGAAGCATTATGACGACATCCCGAGCGAGGAAGCCGATTTTGGCAAGAAGGAAATGCGTAAACGTGACGCCAGGGATGCCGGCAAGGATACCGAATGGGGAGACGATCTGCGGCCGCCAGCCGAATCGATGAATTGACCGTTTGGAATACGGCGTGCCTTGACTGGCAGCAACGCATTCTGACCGGTGCCTCGCTGGTCCCGCGACTGCCGCTATTTTCCGAGCAGGCGTCTAAGGCATTGCGGATTTTCAAGCGACTGAAATTACCGGACGTTATCAATCAACCGCGGCTCGGCGATATCGGCGGCCAATGGATTTTTGATATCGTGCAGGCCTTGTTCGGTTCCTACGATGAATCGATCGAGGCTCGGCAAATTCAAGAATTCTTTTTGCTGGTACCGAAAAAGAACGGCAAGTCGAGTTATGCCGCAGCATTGATGGTGGTGGCGATCCTCGTTAATCGCCGGCCGAACGCAGAGTTTACATTTTTAGCGCCGACCATTGAGGTTGCCGGGATTTCATTTCGCCAGGCGCGCGGCATCATCAAAGCCGATTTCGAGGTTCAAAAGAAATTTCATATTCAAGATAACATTCGCCGCATTACGCATATTCAGACCGGCGCATTTCTTCAGATCAAGGCGGCCGATGTCGACGTGGTGACCGGCATGAAGCCGCTGGGTACCTTGATCGACGAGACGCACGTATTTGCGACCAAGTCGCACGCGCCGGATATCCTGGTCGAGATCCGTGGCGCGCTGGCGTCAAGGCCGGATGGGTTTCTGATCCAGATCACGACGCAGAGCAAAGCGCCGCCGGCTGGCATCTTCAAATCCGAGCTGGCGCGGGCACGCGACGTGCGCGATGGCAAGCTGAAGCTGCCGAAGCCACTGCTGCCGGTGCTATATGAATTGCCGCAGGAGTTGGTCCGCGATGGCGGCTGGAAGGACCCGGAGTCCTGGCCGCTGGTGAATCCGAACCTGGGCAGGTCGGTCGATGTTGATTTCTTGCATTCGTCGTTGATCGATGCCGAGCGCAAGGGCCAGGGCGAGCTGGCGCTGTTTGCCTCGCAACACTTCAATGTCGAGATCGGATTGTCGCTGCGATCGGATCGTTGGCCCGGCTCTGAGTTTTGGGCGAAACAGGTCGACGTCGAGTTGACGTTGCCGGTTCTGGTGGAGAGGTCGGAGGCGATTGTCGTCGGGATAGATGGCGGTGGTTTGGACGATCTGTTCGGCCTGTGCGTGCTCGGTCGCGATAAGCAGAACAAGGATTGGCTGTGTTGGGCGCACGGCTGGTGCCATTCCGGCGTGCTCGAGCGGCGGCAGACCATCGCTGGCGTGCTGCGCGATGCGCAGGCAGCGGGAGAATTGACTATTGTTGACGACGAGCTCTCCGACATATCGGAAATTATCGATATCATCGGCAGCATCAAAGAGACGGATAAGCTTCGCGGCGTTGCGGTCGATCCTGCCGGGCTTGGAGAGTTTATTGATCGGCTGGCTGATATCCGCATTACCCCGGAAAACAAATTAGTGGTTGGCGCGCCGCAGGGCTACGGCATGATGAACGCGCTTAAAACTGCGGAACGTAAATTAGCCAACGGTACGCTGTGGCACCATGATAATAAGTTACTGGCCTGGTGTGTTTCGAATGTAAAAGTTGAAGCGACCGCGACAGCGATCCGCGCCACCAAGCAGAACGCCGGTGACGCCAAGATCGATCTGGCGATGGCGATGTTCGATGCGACTACTCTGATGGTGCAGAACCCACAGCGGGCGCCGGAGTACCAGTTGATTTTTGCCTAAACGCGAGCCAACCCTTTTCGAATCGCTTCTATCATCGCTTTTGCCGCCGCTGCTGGCCTGATGACGGGTGGCGGCAGAAGTTCAACGCGGCGTCTGCGATCGATTATTGCGTCGTCGATCTCTTCTCGGAATCGATCGATCGACCAATGATAAGGAATGCCGACTGTCGCTGCTTTTAGCCCCAATTTTTGGCGCTTTCGATATGTTTTAGAATGCTGCGCATTACTCATCCAGTTCTCCTTTTAACTGGCAGTGGCATAGGCAATGGCGGCTCATTGTCATTTGCTGCCGACTGGCTGCACCGATGCAGCACCGCATGGCATTCGCGGCAAACCCCGAGAAGATCATGCGGCTGTTCATGGCCAACGCTATCATAGTTTAGATGATGGATCGCATAAACTGGCCGATAATAACATTTTTCGCAGCGCCAGCCGATCAGCTTTTTGAAGTCTGTGGAAATTTGCCGCCATCGATGCGATCGCAAATATTCCCGATAAGCTTTTCCATCCATTGTTTGCTCCCATCTTTAGAATAAGAGAAAACCATGTTTCGGGATGTGACAAGTTGGTTAGCGTCACCAAGTGTCGTCACGGCGTGACTTTCATCGTCCATCTGCAGCCGATTGATGACCACGACGGCATCCGCGCGCTGCGCTGGGCGCTGAAGTTCTTGCTGCGCCGGTTCGGGCTGAGGGCAATCTCGATCAAAGAGGCAAGCGATGCTGACACTGCTGAAAATAATGCTCGCTTTGTTTGCGCCACTTGCGGCGACCGCGCAGACCGGATTTCCTACGCCAAACGGCAGCACGGTTCAGGCCTTGGCCAGGCTATGTCCGAACCAGCTCGGCCAGATGGTGCCATGCTCGAGCGCTGGGCTGGCAACGTATAGCGCCGCAGTCACCGCTCTTGGGTCCAGCGGCACCGGCGGCGATCATTATTGCATCCGCGGCAGCGCCACAAAAGCTCTGCGCATGCGGGCGCTGTATTTTTCCGCCACCGCAACCGCCGCCATCGTGGTCGATGTCAATGCCGTCTTGCGATCAAGCGCCGCTGCGGGCGGCACACCGTCCAACCCGACCATCGTCGCTAATGACTCGAATAATTCGGCATCCACTGCGCTCATCACCGCCTATGCAACGGCGCCGACTCCAGGGACTGCGGTCGGCACGATTGGCAGCGAAAAAACGCTGGTGAGCGCGCCGAGCAGCTCAAACTATATAGGCGTCGTCCGGTTCCTATTCGGCGAAAGCCAAGGTTCTATTCAGCCGCTGGTATTGCGCGGCGCCAGCCAATTTCTGTGCCTTAATACTTCGGCATTGGGAGCGGGCGCCAGCATCGATATTTCCAGCATTCATACAGAGGATTAAAATGACCCTGGGTCTTTGCTATTGGGTTTTGATGCTGATCTGGCTGGTGTTTGGCCTGCTGGTGCATTTCACCGTGATCGAAGGCAGCTACGCCATTTTGACCAATGCGGTTCTGTTATTCATTTTGTTTCTGTTGCTTGGATGGCAAGTTTTCGGGCCGCCGCTTCATCGTTGAACGACATTCCGCAGTGGCTGATGATCATTGCCATCATCGCTGCGTTTAACGCGCTGCTGATTGCGCTGGTACTGATCGTTCTCAAAAATCGCGGGGACTAAAAGACGGAAGGGCAATGCGCAGGCGCCTCGCCCCTCCGAGTTTGGCGCAGTTACTGGCCGGCTAGCTGCACTTTTAATGTGAGTTCAGCGCAGTTCCGATGCAAGCCAAGTATTCGTTATCCAACGGATATCCCGTCCTTTTTCACGCAAGTTATCAAGAAATCTGACCACATCGTTGGCAAACGGCGGCCAGTAATCATGCCAGATGATCAAGCCGCGGGGCCGGACGCGATCGGTTGCCAGCCGCGTGTCATGCGCAACGCAGGCGGCGGAATGATCGCCGTCGATGATGACGGCATCGCAGGTCGGCAAATCGGCCGGTGCCAGATCCTGCGAGCCGCGCGGCCGCACGATGAGATTAAAGCGCGGATCGTCACGGACCAATTCGCCGGCGCGCTCGTTCGGCAATTCGGATTGCTGCGACCATAGGCCGGTGCGATAGCCGAGCCCGACGTCGACGCCATAATAGGCGCGGATGCTAAGCACGCGATTGAGCAAATGCCGCGCGCATAGCCCGCACTGCACGCCGATCTCGATCACGGTCTGCGCATTGATTGAACGCAACAGCCCGATCAATACCTCGCGCTCGTAATGACTCATGAAACCGTCGTTGCCCTCCGGCACCGGCGCCAGCGCGACATGTGAAATATCCGCGAAAGGAAGTGCCATGCCTCTCCCCGATCCGAATAAAAGCGAGAGCGAACAGGATTTCGTAGCACGCTGCATCGCCGCCGTCGTCGGTGATGGCACCGTTGAGAATACCGCAGACGGACGCGCCCAAGGCGCGGCGATGTGCTTTCGCCAGTATCGCGATAATAAGCCGAAATCGGCAAAGCAGGTCGACTGCCCGATGGGCGAGGATTGTGGCACCGACGCTGCCGATCCGACGCCGAGCGATTGCCCGAATGGTGATTGTCCGATGCGGTCGACCACGACCTACGCCTATTCGCGGCTGCAGATTAAATCGATCAATGAGGATCAACGCTTCATTGTCGGCATGGCGACCACGCCGGCCACCGACATGATGGAGGATATCGTCGATCCCAAGGGCGCGCAGTTCAATCTGCCGATCCCATTCCTCTACATGCACGATTCGAAGCAGCCGATCGGCCACGTCAAAGCCGCCAATGTCACCGACGACGGCATCGAGGTCGGCATTCAAATCGCCAAGGTGACCGAGCCGGGCAAGCTGAAAGACCGCTTGGATGAAGCTTGGCAATCGATCAAGCACGGCCTGGTCCGTGGCCTCTCGATCGGCTTCAAAGACCTCGAAAGTGATCCGATCAAAGGCTCGAACTGGGGCCGCCATATTAAGAAATGGTCGTGGCTCGAGCTGAGCGCTGTCGTAATACCGGCGAACAGCGCCGCTTCGATCACCGTGATTAAACAAATCGATCGGAAGCTGCTAGCCGCGATTGGCAAGAAGCAGTGTCCGATGCCAGATCCTGGCGAAAGCCAATCCGATTATATGGATCGCTGTACTTCAGGCGGCGATAGTGAAGCGGATTGCGCCGACACCTGGGACGAGCAGATGCCCGGCGATACGGGCAAGGACGTTAAAGAAAGCAAACCGGCCGGCGCTTCGGCACGATCCATCAAGCTAGATAAGCCGAAGGTGAAAACCATGGCCAAACTTACCATTGGCGAACGCATCGCCAACCTCGAAGCCACGCGCGCCGCGAATACCGCCGCGCTCGAAGCCATCAACCAGAAAGTCGCCGACGAAGGTCGGACCAAGGATGCCGAGGAGCAGACCGAGTTCGATGATCTCTATGCCAAGATCGAAGGCGTCGATCGTGAACTCGCCGACTGCCGCAAGATGCAGAAAATCAACATCGCCAAAGCAGTGCCGGTCGATGGCTCGTCGCCGTCATCGGTCGAACTGGCGACGCAGCGCAGTAATCCGATCATCACGGTCAAATCGCGCGTACCGCCGGAAAATCTGCTACCCCGCGCCGTGATCTGCAAGCTGGTGGCGCATCGCGAGCACTGCAATGCGGCGGATCTCGCCAAGCAGCATTATTCGGACACGCCCGAGGTCGAGCTTTGGCTCAAGACCGCGGTGGCGGCCGGCACTACAACGGACGCGACTTGGGCCAGTCCGCTCGCCTTGGTCAACAATCTGCCGAGCGCCTTCATTGAGTTCTTGTGGGCGACGACCGTGCTGTCAAGAATTCAGGGCTTCACGATGGTGCCCTTTAACGTGAGGGTGCCGCGCCAAACCGGTAACGTGCTCTCGACCTGGGTCGGCGAAGGCGCGTCAAAGCCGGTCGGCAAGTTGGCGTTTGATACCGTTACCTTGCGATGGGCCAAGACTGCCGCGATCATCGTATTCACTCAGGAATTGGCGCAGTTCTCCAATCCTGCGGTCGAAACTATTGTGCGCAACTCGCTGGCGCACGGCATTGCGCAGTTTTTGGACACGCAATTTTTCGACCCTTCGGTGGCCGTGATTTCTAATGTGAGTCCTGCGAGCATCACCAACGGTGCCGCCAATGATCCGGGCAGCGGCACTGACTTCAATGCGGTGATCAATGATATCAAACAGGCCTTCGCCCATTTCACCCTGTTTAATATTCCGCTCGGCGGACTGACGATGGTGATGCGGCCCGATTTAGCCGTTGCCATCGGCATGCTGCGAACTCCGCTCGGTTCCTTGGTGTTCCCGGAGATGACCAGCGCGGGCGGCAATCTGCTGGGCATGCAGGTCTTGACCACACAGAACGTTCCGGCCGGCCAGATCACGATCTTTCAGCCATCGCTGATCTTTATGGCCCAGGACGGCGGCATCTCGGTTGATGTCTCCACTGAGGCCTCGATCCAGGGCGATACCGCACCAGCAACGCCGCCGACCAGCGTGATGTCGTTATGGCAGCAAAACATGGTCGGCATAAGGGCTGAAAGGTACATCACCTGGCAACGGGCGATCGATGCTAGCGTGTACTACATCACCTCCGCCACTTATGGCGGCATCGCCACCGCGCACTAAGGAGAAAAGCCGCCGATGAGAGTGATTGCGACGAAGGAAATTCGCTTTCCATTCATCGGCGGCAAGGTCTACGCTGCTGGCGAGGAACTCGAAGTCAATGAGGCCGAGGCTCAGGCTCTGACGCTCGCTGGGTTGACGACGATCGAGGCCGAAAAGCGCAAGTATAAGCGCCGAGACATGAAGGCCGAGGAATGAAAATCTTCGGCCGCGAAATCATCATCCGCAAGCAATTGCCGGACTCGCTCAGCAATATTGATTTCTCGCGCGGCTGGTTCCGCATCAACGAACCTTATACCGGCGCTTGGCAGCGCAACGATCCGCTGCCAGTCGAGAATATCCTGGCCAATTCGACGGTGTTCCGCTGCATCAACCTGATCGCGTCAGATATCGCCAAGATGGAATTACAATTGATGCAAGAAGATGCCGATGGCATCGGCCAAGAAATCGACAATTCGCCATACCTCAATGTGCTAGGAAATCCCAATCCGCACCAGAACTCGATCCAGTTTTTCGAGCAGTGGATGTTCTCGAAACTGATCAATGGCAATGCCTACATTCTCAAATCCCGTGACGGCCGCAACCTGATCTCGGAAATGTTCGTGCTCAATCCGGCGCGGGTGCGGCCGCTGGTGGCGCCTGACGGTTCCGTCTTCTATCAGCTGCAGCAGGATCTGTTGTCGTTTCAGCCCGAGGAAAATCTCACCGTTCCGGCCTCCGAAATTATCCACGACCGGATGAACGCCTTTTATCATCCACTGTGGGGCCTCTCCCCGATCTACGCCAATCATCTGCCGGCGGCGCAAGCGCTGCGCATTCTCAAATATTCCGACCGGTTCTTTTCCAATGCCGCGCGACCGTCTGGAATGATTACCGCGCCGGGCGTGATCAGCAAGGAAACCGCCGAGCGGCTCAAAGCCCATTGGGGCCAGGAATACACCGCTGAGAACCAGGGCCGCGTCGCGATTGCCGGCGATGGCCTCAAATTCGAGCCAATGACGCAAAATGCCGTCGATGCCGAATTGGTCAAGCAGTTGGAAATGTCCGACAAGAAAGTCTGCACGACATTTGGCGTGCCGGCGTTTAAGGTCGGCGTCGAGGGTGCGCCGACCTATGACAACGTCGAGGCGATGGATCAGATCTATTATTCCGGCTGCCTGCAAAAGCATATCGAGGACATCGAGCGCCTGCTGATGGCCGGCCTGGAATTGCCGTCGGGCTATTATGTGGAATTCGATCTCGATGGCCTACTGCGCATGGACACCGCGCGCAAGGTCGAGGCCTACCAGAAGCTGGTTGCCGCCGGCATCGTGGCACCGAACGAAGCTCGCGCCGAGTTCGATTATTCGCCGGTCCATGGCGGCGACACGCCATATCTGCAAGAGCAGTATTACCCGCTCGATAAACGTCCGGGTAACGCACCGGCGCCACCGCAAATTTCGCCCCTCAGCCCCGCGGTGACGCCGGCTGCAGCCGCCAAAGCCATGATCGAGACCATCCGCAGAGGATTGGCCCATGCTTGATATCGCTAACGCCGAAATGCTCGGCAATTACGTGGTGCGAGAAATCAAAGACATTCTCGCCGAACGCATGAAGGCGACCAAGGATGAAATAAACCAATTGCATGCGCGCATTAACGATTTGCAATTTGATCTGCAAATATTGATGGAGCGTTCCGTCAAACAAGGCGAACCGGGACCACCCGGCCCGCAAGGGTCGCCCGGCAAGGATGGGCGCGATGGCTCTGACGGCATCGGGCTCGCTAGCGCTTTCATCGATCGTGGCGATAATCTCGTCGTCACCATGACCGATGGCACCGTCGGCTCACTGGGCAATGTCCGCGGCCCGGCAGGATTGGACGGGAAAAATGGAATCGATGGAAAAGACGGTCGCGATGGCCGCGATGGAGCCGATGGATTGGCCATCGATGACATGGTCGAGGAGCTTTCCGACGATGGCATGCTGGTGCATAAATACATCCGCGGCGGCGTGGTCAAGAAGGAATGGAAACATCGGCTGAAATACATGCGCTGGGCCGGCATCTATAAAGCCGATGCCGACTATGATCTGCAGAATGTCGTTACCTGGGATGGCTCGTGCTGGCTGGCCAAAGGGCCGACTAGGGAAAAGCCGGGCAACGGCTCGCGCGACTGGACTCTGATTACCAAGCGCGGCCGCGACGGCAAGGACGGCGAATCGATCATTGGTCCAGTCGGGCCGCCCGGCCGCGACGGCCGTGATCTTACTCAGCTGATGCCTGACGGGACGAAGTACTGATGCACCAATTCGTCACGGTGATCGATCAGACTTCGCCGGCGATATACGATCTCACGACGGTCGAGAAGGTCATGGCCGATTTGCCGTCGACAACTGAAACGCCGGAGAATATTGCCGCCGACATCACCGAGAATTCGCGCATTATCGCCGAGCTGTGCGGCAGAATATTTGCGTTGCAGACCGTGATCGAAACCTTCCGCTTTCGCTATGGCAACGACGCCTGCCGCGACCGGCTCAATCTATCGCGTTATCCGGTGACGCACTTTGCCTCATTGACGCTCAACGATCAGGTCATCGATCCGCAATATTATGAGATCGATTTCAATGCCGGCGTTCTGTATTGGCTTTATGGCTTTTGGACCCTGCCATCGTATTGGTCGATCTATCCCGGCGCCGGCAAGATGCTGGCGACCTATAGCGGCGGCTATAACCTGCCCGACGAGGCGCCAGCGGCATTGGCCCGGGCCTGCATTGAAAGCATTCGCGACGACCGCATGATCGCAATGCGCTCGGTTCATGCCGGCCTGCAAGATGTCTGGTCGGGCGACAACCGCGTGCGCTATTTCGACTTCGAACAAAAAATTGGCGCCGGCTCGATCATGACCGGAGTTTCGGCCAGGGTCGAGGGCTTGCTGGCGCCCTATCGACGATTCGCGGTGTGAACCAGCCTTGGGACGTGTGGCGCGCCACGCCGGAGTGGCGCAACGAGATCGCATTCATCATCGGCGGCGGCCCGTCGCTGCTGACGCAGGATCTGGGATTGCTGGCCGGGCGGAAAATCATCGCCGTCAATTGCAGCTTTCGCATCGTGCCGCAGGCCGAGTTCATGATCTTCGGCGATGCACGATTTTATTTTCAGTACAAGGCCGAATTTCCGAGCTTCAAGGGCCGCATCATCTGCGCGGCGCAATCGGTGCCATACGGGCCGCCGGTCACCGGCCGCATGCATCGCAAGGCGACGCCGGGTTTGGCCGACGATGCCGGAACGGTGCAGCTTTCCATGACCACCATGACCGCGGCGATCAACCTGGCCGTTCATCTGGGCGTGCGCGGCATCGTGCTGCTCGGCGCCGACGGCAAGCCGGCCGCCGACGGCAAGACCCACCATCATGCGCCGCATCCATGGCGAATGGCATCGAATGCCTGGGACAGGCAAAAGCCGGATTTGATCGGTGCTGCGGACGATCTAAAAAAGCGCGGCATTGCTTGCTTCAATGCCTCGCCGGGCAGCGCCTGGGCCGATCTGTGGCCGGTCATGATGCTGCCGCAAGCCATCGCGCAACTCGACCAAGAGAATGCACGACAATCTTGCGCGACCGCTGCAGCAGCTTGATAAACCCGCGCTCCGCATCACGGGAATGTGGGGCCTGGGCGATAATCTGCATCAGCGGGCTTGCTTGCGGCTATTGGTCAAGCAGCATGCGGTTTGGCTCGAAACGCCTTACGCTTGGCTCTATCACGACCTGATCGATGATGGCCTGAAGCTTATTGCGCGGCCAACGCACCTATGGGCGCAACAAAATAATATCGAGCGCGAACGAGCGCATTTTACAAGTGAGCAGCCGCCGCTTGGCTGTCCACACTGGAAAATCTGGTATCTCAAACCGGCGATCGACAAGCACGGCTCGATCCTTGGCGCCATGTGCGCCTCGTTCTTCATGCCGGGATTGCAGCGGCCGGATTTCTCGCTGCCAGTGAAAGATGAGTGGCGGCAGGCGGCGTTCGATCTGATGGCGACCTGGCCGATCCATGGCCGCCCGATCCTGATCTATCGGCCGATCGTGCTGCGGCGCGAATGGAACAGTGCCAACCGCAATCCATGCCCGACCGCCTATGCCGAACTGTTTCGCACCATTCGTCAAAGGTTCTTTGTCGTTTCGATCGCGTCATTGCGGCCAGGAACAGAATGGATTGTCGGCCCTGAGGAAGACGCGGACATAAAAATTCACAACGGCATGCCGGTCGAAACCATGTGCGGGCTATTTGCCGAGGCCGATATGGTATTCGCCAATGCCGGCTTTGCGCCGGTAATGGCGCAGGCGGTCGGCACGCCGTCGATTGTAGTTTATGGCGGCAGGGAAAGCTTTCGCACTAGCAATGCGGCGGGGGCTCATCTGGCGCCGACGCTCGGCATTGACAAGGATCAGCCGTGCGATTGCCATCGCGAGAGCTGCGGTTGCAGCAAGACCATCAATATCGGGCTGGCGCGGGAGCGTGTTTTGGACTTTATCCATGATGCAGGATACTAAAGTCCTTCTGTTCGGCACCTGTTA